TTATATATTTCCTGTATAGTCTTCATTTAAGAACATATCAGCTTCTCTACTTCTTCTTCTATAAAGACCTTCTAGTCTTGTTCCCCCACCATTACTCCAAGCTTGGAAATTAGAAGTAATAATATTCTTATCTCTTACTCCAGTAACTATATTTTTATATAAGGTAGAACTAAATAATGCTCCAATACCACAATTATATGCGAAACTTACCAATGCATCAAATTGATTTTGCTTTAAACTTATACTCTTAGAATCTAAATTGTTTTTAATTGCTTTAGCGTAATTATTATTAACTAAATTTTTTAACATTTCACTAGCTTGACTTTCTGTAACACTAGATAAATCTTTTATTTCATCACCAGTCATTCCATATCCTAATGTCAACACTCCAACCTCATCATAATATGGTGTAGCAGAAAATCCTTCCCATGATTTTATAAAATTAATACATTTATCAGATACTAAGGAGTTATCAAGCATATTACCATCCTTATCAAAAGTATATTCTTTTCCATTAATAGTTGCAGTACAATCTATATAGCACTTACCCTTATAGCCATTACTAGACTCTTCTAAGTAATACCAAATACCTTTTAATTGAATCCATCCTATTTGCATTGATCCCTGTTCATTCATATAATACCATGAACCATCTTTATCTTTTATCCATCCAGTTTGCATAATCCCTTCGTCGTTTAAATAATACCAATTACTATCATCTTCATACCAACCCTTTATAACTTTTCCATCTTCACCTTGTACACACCATTTCCATTGTGACATAATATATAACCTTCTTTCGTAGAATTTAGGCACACGAAAGAAAATAGCAAGTCCAAAATGCCATGATTATTTTTCATCAGGCAAGGAAACAGATTGGTTTCATATCAGGCCTATTATGGCAATCTGCTGACGCAGCATAATGGAAAATAGGCTTGGCAGATAGACTTGTTATTTTTTAAGTGTGCCTTATATTACATAATATGAAATATACGACTTAAATGTGCTCGAATCAATTAGTTTTTTTCTTTTCTCCATCTTTTAATTGTGATAATGCATCTAAAATTTTATCTGGAACTGGTAACCCTAACCCTGCACAATTTTCTAATAAACTTAATCCTTCATTTGCTATATAAAAATAACAAACCATAGTTCTAAATAGCCAATTTCCAGTATCTAAAAGCCTATCTAATGCGACTGCTACTATAAGTACTACAAATATAACTGTTTTTCTTGCTATCCCCTTAAGCCCAACATTTGAACTTAATTCTTTATTTATAAAGGCTCTTAAAAATCCTGTTGCATAGTCTAATATCATAAAAAGTATTAATACTCCTATTGCCGTATCCCATGTTCCAAATAACCATGTAAACCATGTGCCTACTGTTGCAATTATTGTTTTAAAAATATTTTCTTTATACAAATTTTAACCTCCTTATATAATGTAGTTGTAACATTTGATAGAGAACTATTTATCTTTCTAACGAACATCATACTTCTTATTCTTATTAACAAATCTAAAAAAGGTGTTAATTGATCTGAAAAAATATATTCAAAATTAATGAGTCTGGTAAATTTAAAGGTAAAAAAGCTAAAGTAGCCTTGGTGGCTATAATGCACAAAATTATAAATTATATATTTGCTTGTTCTCCGAAATCAAACGCCGTTTGAATTAAGAAATCAATACATAAACAAATGTCTTTAGAAAATAACTCTTTAAACAATGTAGTTTAATCACATTCCAAAATTTGTAACCATTCGTATTTTTTAATGGTTTATTTTTTATACTCTTTTTTTAAAAAAGTATTTTTTAACTTTTTACTTGACTATTATTAGCTGGTCTTAAATTACTTAATCTCCTATAACACACCAAGTATAACTCATTGATGTTGAATATTTTCCATAATAAATTGGCATATTAATATATCCATATCCTAAATTATATTTATCATTGATATCATATGAATAACACCCTCCATCAACTACACTTGTAATTGAATGAAATCTACCACCATCAAATATTGAATTATTCATTACAAGTCTGCCATCAATTCTACTTCCCCACATAAAACAAAATCTAGGTATAAAATCAAAACCAGATATATTATATACTGAAGCCATAAACGTTGGTGTATTCCCTATAACAATTTTTCTTCCTATAGGTATATTCCCTATTTTATTAGCTAAACTAGCTAAGGCTTCTACTCCATTGGCACTTACACCTTTGTTGTTAAGATTACTTGCCATAGTATTTTTATCTATTTGAATTCTATTCATTATTTCTGCATACGTATTATTAGCAGTCACTCCACCAACTACGCCAGCAATAGTAGTTTTTCCATTACTGGCATATTGAAAAGCCTCTGCTATTCCAGCCTGTACATTCTTAGCTGACATTCCTGCTATAGCTTCTAATTCTAATTCACTTGCTTTTGTTGCTCCTACTTTAACACCATTATACAAAAGCTTTCCATTTGAATTCTCTGTAAACTTATCTTGTTTCTTAACTATTTCCTTCAAGTGTGTATTAGTTGTTTCTAAGTTTGATTGTTTAGCAAACTCAATATTACTTAAACCATCTCCTATAAAAAATTCTTTTGTATCAGTTGTGAATGCAGGTTCTCCTACATTCAGAACTGGTAAATTAACTTTTAATCCTCTTTTAATTTGTATTTTATTTGCCATTTATTTTTCCTCCTCTTTATACTCTTTATTAGAATGTTCCACCATCCATATTACTTATGGTTGCAGTTATTGAGATGTCAGATGAACCATCAAAGCTAGCTGAACCAACTACATCACCAGCTATGGCTATAGTTCTATCTGTTTCTAATTTTGTAGCTGTCCCTGCATTTCCAGATACACTTGTTTTATTTGCTACTACGGAATTCACAAAAGCAGCAGTCGCTATTTGTGTTGTATTAGTTTCAGCAGATGGAGTTGGTGCTACTGGTATACCTGTAAAAGTTGGATTTGTAAACATTGTTGCTTTTGATTCATTTGTTACATTTCCAAGTCCTACATCAGATGATGTAAGAGTAACTATACCAATTTTACCTGCAACACTTAATACTGTATCAGTAGGTGTTAATAATTCTTGCCAATTTGTTAATACAGTTGGTGGCTCAAGCTTTAAAATGAAAGATTTATTTAAATCTTTTCTTACTGCAACATCACCTTTTTGTGCTGTTAATGCCAACATTTCAGTTTCATTATCTACTGGGAAAGTGTCTGTTATAGCTAAAGCAGGTAATATATTAGTCTCTAATTTTCCATTAGAATCTAAGATTGGTACATTTCCTGAACTTGTGCCTACATTTTTACTTGCAGCAGTTCCAGCATCACTTATTTTTGCTAATGTTAAACTTGGTATATCAGATGAAATTAACTTTTCTTCTGCAATTACATTTCCTTTTGTATCAACAGTAACTTTGCAATAGGTTCCTGGTGTAACTCCAGATGCCTTTTCTGTTGTTGTTATTGTTACATCGCTACTACCGTCAAACAAAACACTTCCTATAACATCTCCCCTTAATGCAATTGTCCTAGCTGTTTTTAATTTATCAGTAGTTTGTGAATTTGATGGTATATCTGGATTAATTAAAACTTTATTTGTACCATTACCTACATAAAGTTTTCCTGTGTCTAATACAAAGGCTGGTTCCCCAGCTTCTAGTGTTAAACTTGGTAAATTTGCATTATTTCCTCTTTTAATTTTTAATGTTTGTGCCATTATATATCACTCTCTTTCATTTAATTTGACTTAATTATCTTTAAAACATTCCGCAATCTATAGGATCAATTTTCTTTTCTAAAGCTAACACTGACGTATCAATTTCATCCAACCTATCGTCTAAATTAGCGTATATTCCTCTAGCATTTTCTACTTCTTTTCTTAATTCCTTATCCCTTACTTCTTCTACAGTTGAACCTCTTACATTTTCATTTTGACTAATCAGAACTAAATCATTTGAATTTGGAATTACTTGTGTTAAATCCTTGATTTTTATATCCATATTTTTTCCTCCTAAATAATTAATTTATTTACTGTTTTAAGTTCTCTGCTATCTTGATCTAATTTGTCTAGTCTTTCTCCGCGATTATTAATCCTTCTTTCATAAGTTTCAAATTTATCTTTAACTAACTTTTCATTCATCTATCACTTCCTTTCTAAAATTATGGCAATAAAAAAAAGACTCTTTAAAAGTCCTAATTTATTGCCTTGTATTTTTAATTATTTACTTCGTCAAATATTCCTATTGTGTAACAGTTGTTGGTCTTTCTTCGCTATAATCTACACTTGTTATTTCTTTATATTGTTCTGTAGTTATTTTCTTATAACTTACAAAATCCCAAGTGTCTCCATTGTTGTAACAGCCCCAATTATAGTATCTTTTTACTTTTTCAAACCAATTCATATTATTTACCTCCTGCTATTTGTTTTGTTAAATCAGCTAAATCTTTTTGTAATTGTTCCATTTGCAAGTCTTTCTTAGCCATGTCCTTTGTATTTTGTGCAAGTTCTTCCTGCAACAATTTGATTTGCGATTTTGGTATATCCTCTAAAACAGGCTTATGTGGTGTTACAGAAATATCTATATTTTTAATTAGCTTGCCTTCTGGTATTTCTGTTTCTAAATATTGTATACCACCTTCTGGCACTCTATAAGAAACACCCATCTGTAAAAATATATTTCCTGTATTATCATAAATTATTAATGTTTTCATTTTTATTCCTCCTCAATTAAAGTTTATAAGCTTTCCAAGATACTATACCATCCCAGCCCGCACATATATCATAATTAAACCCGTTATCAGTTGTGATAATTATACATTTGCCAGCTACTACATAGTTATTTCCACCCACTTGTGTATGACCAAAATCCACATGTTCACTACTATAATCAGTTCTCTTAAAATTAAAAAAAGTTCCACTGAGAACATCTAGTGGCGTATAATCCATATAGTATGCAAGTATCTCTGTATAGTTAGAGTCAGGGTATATACATGATATAATGATATAATTAGGTTTAAATGGCACTGTAGCGAAACCAATGACTTTATTTTTACTGTCCCTTTTTAAAACACCAGTAGCATATTCTACTCCGCCTAAAGTTGATATACTTATATTTCCTACCTTGCTAGCCAAACTAGCTAAAGCTTCATTTCCATTAGCACTAACACCTTTACTAGATAGATTACTGACCATAGTATTTTTATCATTTTGAATTTCATTAGCTATCTCTAAATGTGTATTACTACCACTTACATTCCCAACCTTGCCAGCAATAGAATTCTTACCGTTACTGGCAAATGTAAAAAGCTCTTGCATACCTGCCTGTACATTCTTAGAGTTCATGCCACTAATAGGATTTAAATTAACCTTAGTTGCACTTAAATCTATATTATTAACTGTATTTTGTAATTTTTCTAAGTCTGTTTTATTTGCTTTATTGTTCGTCAAATCTTTCAATTGTGAACTAATTTCTTCAATATCACTTTTTTTAGCAAAAACTATTGTTGGATCTATCTTTAAATTAATATTTTCTGTATTGGAGACTGATAATATCATTTTTATTATTAATTCTTTAGTACTTCCATCTGATAATATTGGTTTATAAGTTTCAGCACATTTAGCTACTGCTAATAGATTATTCTCTTCATCAAATACCCCATACTCCCTAATTGTAAATCCACCAACATTTGCGGGAATCATTGTTTCTATTACTATCCAATTTGGATTATCTTTATCAACTTGTATATTTCCTATATTACCTTCCCAAACTGTATTTATTAAATCTTTTTGTTCATCGGTTGGATTATAGTTCTTTCCACCCCCATCTCCAAGTTTTAACTTTACAAAGTTTACTTTTGTTCCTAAAACACTACTATTTGCTATCTTAGCTTTACCTATTGCAGTTAATATTGTATAAAATTTTTCTGACATTTATTTTACCTCCTTTGGATATATTGTTAAATTTTCTAAGCCTATATTGTGTATTATTTGTGTATTAACTTTTAAGTTAGATTGAATATTATTAGGAGTCCATGGATAAACTGTTATAATTTCTCCAGTTACTCTTGTTCCTCCAAAGTACAACTCATTTTCTACTATAGAAATAAGCTTATAATCCACTCCTAAATGCGCTGGCTTAACTTCCTCTATTGCAGTATATAGAGGATCTAATATATTAGGAAATGCATTATACGTTTTTAAATCTACTTCGAAACTATAATTTTTATTATTTTCTATAACCTCAATATCATTTATAAAACTTTTAGCTATTTGTTTAATTACCTCTATAGTTGTTGTTCCTTCTCCTCTTAGTCTTGCTAATACCCTGGAGCGTCTATTTTCTATTTTTTTAGAGCTATCTGGTATAATACCAACAAACTCTTCCCAATATTTTATTCCCCATGTAGTACTTTCTACAAAACATTGATTTAGTAGATCTTTTACATCTAAATTTAATTTATCAATTTCTATTTGTTGTACATTATATATATTTGAAATTTCTTTAACTTGAGATATAAAAAAAGGTACATAGTCTTTAAGTAACACTATCTACCACCACACTCTCTAAAATTGGGATATTATCCTCTCTTAGATCTATATCTTTTTTTTCATTATTTATAGATATTTCTTTATAATCCACAATTCCATCTACATCTAATATACAATTAACAATTCTATTAAATCTTATTACGCCTGATTTTAACCTTATCTTCTTAAAGTAAGAGTTAATATTAATTACTATTTTCTCCTTAATTGCTTGAATGTTATATCCTTCTTCTACTATAATTTTTGCACTAATATTAATATTACTTTCTTTTATTCCTATAACTGTTACGCTTGCTCCTATTGGTCTATTTTTTTCTATAGTAGTGACAACATTTTTTATTAACTCTTCAGTTGGACTTCTTCCTTCTATATCAGTTATTAATACTCTTACAGTTCCATTTCCATTCCACAATGGCTTTATTAATGCATTGCCTACTCCATTCACACTTAAAGCCCAATTTAAATAATCATACTTATTTCCAGATGTAGCTGGTGTTTGTACCTTTACTATCAGTCTATTAAATAAACTTTCATTTTTTTCTACATCTACCCCTTCGATTATTATTTTTCCTAAAACTCCTTTACCTAAGCCTTCAATATATTCAATAGGAAGCAAATCTCCAATTGGATAATTCCCATTAGATCCTATTACTTCGCATTGCATTTTATAATTTCCTTTTTCAATTTTTTCAATTGCAGTATAGTTAATCTTATCTATTGAAAATCTAGAGTTTATAGGAATATCTAATAAATTACTCTCACAATCATAAAATTTTCCAAGCTTAATTGCATAAGTAGCACATTTTCTTGTAATCCCATGTTCTCTACACCTTTTATCTAAATATTCACTTGGTATATTAGAAGATGCAAAAGAATATTCTAAAAATCTATCCATATCAGAGCGTAATTTTGTTATTTCTTGTGCTGCTGGAGCTAATGCATTATAAATTAAACTACTTCCAGGTCTTTTATCTAAATCATTTGTAACTTTATTTAACATATCTCTTAATAATTCTTCTTCTTTTAACTCAAACAAATTTAAATCACCACACTTTCATATAACTTTGAATAAATAGAAAAGACAGTGAATTTTACTAAAACACTGTCTTTTTCATATTCAAAAATAAATTCATCCACATTTTCAATTCTATCATCTTGGATTAAAGCTTCTTTTATCCTTCTCTTTATTTCACTTTCTGATATATCTCTATCCATTCCTATTGTTTCTTTAATCTCACTTCCATAGCTATCAGGATATATAAGATAATCATACCTTTCTGTATTTAATATAAAATATATTGTTTGCTTAAGTGCTTCTACTTTATCACAAATTCCAGATACTCTATTATTTTTAATTCTATAAGTTTTCCCTGGATATTTTACATATTCTATATTATCAATATCTTTTAATGAAGCACCTTGGGGTAATACACTAAAATTACTCATACTTTCCCACCTTATCAAGGATTAAAAATCTACTTCCTTTTTCAATCATTAATAATATAACAATATCTCCATTTTTTAATCCCTCTCTAATTACTATTTTTCCAAGAGATGATGATGTTTCTGAATGTGAATGTGTTAAATCTACTTCATACCTTGTTAAACTTTCAGGAACAATAAAAAATTCTTTAGATAATATTCTTTTTTGATCTATTCTTATAGTTAAAGCATCGTCTATTATAGTTCCAAATTCAATGTTTAAAGGATCTCCAGCATTAATTGCATTTACACTTGCCTGTTTTATAATATCTATCATATTTCCCATAGTTACACCACCTTTAAATTAAAGTCCATTGTATGTCCATCTTTTGAGAACTTGTGTGTAGCTTCTTCTATTAAATAACATTGATTTATACCATGCCTTTTTATATCAACAAACACTCCTGCTCCCCCTCTTAGCTTTGCTTCTAGTTCTGTATCAGTTCCTAATACATTCTTTAGCTTTAAGGTTTTACTTTCTTTATTTTTTAATTTTAAATTTCCATCAAGCATTTGCTCAATCTCTGCTTTATTTAATTTATCATCAATACTTTTAAAAAATTGAAGTTTTCCCCATTTATAAATACTTGAACTATCTTGGGCAATATACACGTCTTTTTGTCCAGTTTTTTCATTTTTTTTAACAAATTTTATCCTATTGTAACTCTCTTCAATAGATTTACTCCAATCATATTTTCCTAAATTAGTATCATCTGATATTATTATTTCTTGTCTCATATTATTTATATCCTTAAGATTTAAGCTTCCAAACTCATCATACAAAACAAAAGTTTTTGTATTTGCTATTAATGTTTTTTCAAGAGCCTTATAAATAATATCTAATAATTTTTTATCACTTTCTTGAATGATTGGAATAACATACTCAGTATCCTCAATACTCCCTTTTCTTAATCCTAACTTATCAGCTACTTTACTAACTATATCACTTGCTTTTATATTAGCAAATGCATAGGTGTCATTATACATTAGATATTTAATTTGATCATACGCATTTAACTTAATTTCTGGTCCTTCATCACCTGCATTTTTAAATATATATCCATAAAATATATTCACTTTATCAACTCTGAATCTTACAATATCTCCATTTGATATTGATATACTAGTGTCTTCTAATAAGCTTATATCTAGACTTGAAGGACTATCTTTTCTTTTAGTTTTCCATGTTACTTCTCTTACAAGATCGCTAATATCAAAAATATTCCCTTTCTTATCATCAATCAATAATTCTATTTTCATGTAAACCTCCTTTATGGAATATTAAATACTTGCCCAGGAAATATTAAATCAGGATTAGATATATTATTTATCTCTGCAATTTCTTTATATCTATTTCCATCACCTAAATACTTTTTAGCGATATGCCAAAGAGTATCTCCCTCAACTACAGTATGAGTTCTCACTTTTACTGTATCATTAGGTCTTAGTTGAGTATTATAATTATCTATAACTACACCATTTTGAGTTTCTTGTATAATTGCTTTTTTAGCGTAATATGGTCTATATCTTTTTAATTCTATAGAATAATAAATATCTCCAACTTCTCCACCCTTTTCAGTAAATTTAATACTCTCTATTGAGAATAAATCGTTTATTTCAAATGTAGTTCCAATGAATATAAATCTTATTTTTTCTATATTTTTGCGCCATTCTTTTAGTTTATTCATATAAACATGTGGTTTAAATAACTTTTTAGTGCTTACATATGGTCCTTTATTTGTAGGGAAATAGCTTTTAAACGATATCTCTGTTAACTTAGGGATATTTATCACATTTACTTCTCCTAAGTTTATAACATCATAGGTTTTGTTATCACCATTTTCTTTTACTTCTATTTCTTCTGGAAGTACAGGTAATTCAAATCCCTCATCACCATTGTTTATGCTTAATAGCATTTTATATTTCTTGCTCATCACGCATACAACCCCTCTGCACTATTATTCATTTCATTCTCCATATAAGTTTCTATTTTAGATATTATTTTATTAATATCTGCTTCTTCTTTAATGTCTCCAGTTGTAACTTGTACTGTTGGAGTTAATGATACAAAGTTTTGAATGCTATCTTGTTCTGCTAAATCTCTCATCATTTCTAAATGTTCATTTGAAACATCTACAGTATCATCCATATTTTTAAGACTTTCAGCACTGTCAGCCGAATTTCTACTTAAATTAGTATCATCTATTCCCACACAATTGTTAGCTAATGCTCCATCACCTTGATTTAACAATGAATTAGTAGAATCCGTTGGGATATTACTTTGGTTTCCAATATTACTCAAGTTACTTCCGTTTTTAAAATTATCTATTTTAGATGTGATACCCCCCAAATTATTTCCAATGCCTGATACCAAATTACTTCCCGAATTATATCCAAAATCAAATTCATTACCTAAATCTTTACTTTCCATTCTAGGTGCAGTCCAATAATCTTCTGGTGCTTCTGGAATATCAATTTTTAAAGAATCTATTGTAAAATCACCTAGCAAATCTCCTAAAAATGGTATTGTCTTAACTTTTTCTATAATCCAGTCTAAAGCACCACCTACGAAATCCGCTATTGAATTCCATATATTTATAAATAATCTTTGTACAGAGTATAATGGATGATTAAATACGTTAGCAAAAAATTCTACAAAACTTGCAATTATATTCCAGATAAGTGCAACTCTATTATATATAGCTCCAAATACAACCATAAAAATTCCACCTATAAATCCACATACTTGTTGAGTAGTCACGCCACACTGCATTAATACGTATATAAGTAATGCAATCGCTCCAATTACAAGTAATATAGGTAGATTCGCAATAAGCCATGCTGCTGCAAATATTAATACCTGGGGTACTATAATAGTTGCTAAGAATACCCCTATTGCTATTAAAATTGCTTGCACTATTCCCCAATTACTTTTTATCAGTTCACAAATCCATAATATAATACTAGCTAATCCCACAAGTGCTGCTGATATTACATCAAAAAATACTTGAAATGATCCATTAGAAAACATTTCATTTATTACTTCCATAACCGGAGCAAATGCTTCTAATGCACCTTGCCCTGATTCTGCCAAACTACTACTAAAATTTTCTTTTAAATTATCAAATTGAGAAGAAGCTGAGTTATTAAAGTCATCAAGCATTGATGAATCTAAACCGTTATTATTTAAAAGTTCATCAAATTTAGATGTAAAATCATCTAAATCCTTACTTGCTTGCAAAATACCTATATCTTCACTACTAAATCCAAAATTACTTTGAAGTGAAGCTCCATCACCAGACATCATCTCTTTAATAGCATCTCCTGCTCCTGACATACCTTCAGCAGAATTACCAAGTGATAGTCGCTCTGATAAATTAGCTAATTTATCTAAGCTTTCTGTATTTTTAGTTACTCCTGAAAATGACTGAGCATTATTTTTAAGTTCATCAAATGAAAATCCTGATTGATTAGCTTGCTTTTGTAGGTGATTAAAATAAGCTCCACCTGCATTTTTATCTCCAAGCATTCCTTGAACAGAAAGCATTTTATCTTGCATTTTTGATGTTTCAGACAAAACTGCCTGCACCCCATCTTTTACTCCACTAAAACTAACAGTGTTTTTTCCAAAATCTTTAGCTTTATTTAAAAGATTGTCCATACTCGATGAACTCTTACCTATATTTTGGCTTAACTTTTCTTCTTCTTTTGCTGCTTGTTGTATAGTTAAATTTAATACATTCGTTACTGATACCTGCTGTGATATTTGTTGTATTATTTGTTGATTTACTATACTATCCATAGCTGATATACCTGCTACTATTGATGCCATACCTATCACCTCCTTTTATTTTATCTTTTACGCTTTAATTTTTTAGCTTCTTTATTTTCCTTCTCTACGTGCAAATCTATAGAAGCATATACAAAAGCCTTCTCCTGTCTAGATAAATTCATTAATTCATGAGGAAGTATTTTAAGTTTATGGAGGGCATAATGAGCATATGCTGCTTCACCATCGTCCCCCTGAATTAGTTTTTTGCTTCTTCAACTAATTCATTAACACTTTTGTCATAACCATTTACTTCACTTACTATGGTTGACCAATCTGAAAATTCTCCATCTTTCATTTTAGATTTCATCGCACTTAATAATTGTTCTGCTCCCATAACTGCCCAAGAAGATTGAAGTTCTGAATTTTTTAAGTCAGGGCAAGTTGTAGTTTCAATTATTAAATCTGAAATATATCTATCTTGATCTGTTTCAATTATTCTTTGTCCTTTTACAAATTTAATTTTTCTATTTTTCTTTCTTAACTTATCTCCTAAATCAGCAGAAATAGGTTTAAACTTCATTATTTTCTTTTTTCCACCTAAAGTTATTTCTCTCTCAGTTTCTTGTGTTTCCTCAAAGCTATCCATTAAAAAATCTTCAAAATTATTATTCATTTTGTTATCTTCCTCTCTTCTCTTTAATTTTTATTTTAACTATTGATTTAAAACTCTTTATTATTGGCACTATTGTTGTACTTAATCATATTCTTATAGTTTTTAGATTTAAATAATTCTTGAGCCTCCTATATTTCACTGTCTAAAGTTTATCCATTACTTTATTACCCATGTTTATAAATCCTTAAAAACCACTTAAACTTTATTTTTACGTTTAAAATTAAATACTTATTATGATATTACTGGCTTTCCAAACTTATCTAATAAATCAACATCTTCATAAGTAAATGCCATTTCTTCTTCTAGTACTTCACTTTCTACATCAAACATTGCCATACTAACCTTATCAAAGTTACATTTTTTTAATACAACTGTTTGTTTTCCTACTGTTGATGTTGCATCTTCATTTGTAACCGTCATATCAAAATAAACATCTTTACCAGTCTTAATATAATTTATCATCATTTCTCTAAATAAAGATGTAACATAGTAAACAGTAAGTGTTCCTGTTCCTTTCCATCCTGTTGCTTTATTTTGCTCAACTCTACTTCCCAAAGTTTTTCCTGTTGTCTTAGTTTTTTCTGCATCAGATTCTAGCTTCTTTGCATAAAACAACTCTTCATTCCTACCCTTTATAGTTATAAATCCTTTTGCTTCTGTTCCGCTTAAAGTATCACTGAAATTCAAAAAATCACTCATTTAATCATCCTCCTATTATTATATAAATACAGTCATATATATTTTTTCCATGCTATCTACTGGCTGTGCATTAACATTAACTACAACAGCATCTTTAGAATTTCCATTAAATACTTCAATATCTTCTACACTTACATTTTCTAATGCACCTTCTGCTTGTAATGTTTCTAATATATTAAGTACATCCTTTTTAAATAGATTTCTGCCATCTTCATTATTACTTGTCTTTCCAATATAAGTTTCTTCCCACTTTGATTTAATTCTATTGTTTATTCCATCTAAAGCCCTTATAACTCTGTTCTTTCTAAAATCAGATTTCTTATCATCTGTAAAAGTCTTTAAAGTATTAACATCTTGTTCAATTAAAATCTTTTGATTATTATTAATAAATATTATTTCACCATTAGTAATAATTTCTTTTATTTCACTATCTGAGTATCTAGTATCTACATTAATAGCCCCTTCATATAAAGCATAGGTATTAGATGTTGCATAACTTGCACTTGCAGTTAGAGCTGCTATATATGCAGTTGCTTCTACATTACTAATATGGATATTATTTTTAATATAAACACCATTTCTAACAGATATTATTCCTTCATAATCTGCCTCCCCAAAATTAGGTAAAATAGCTTGTATCTTTCTACCTTCATCCTCCCTTAATCTTCTTACGAATTCTTTTACAACTAATTTAGTATTCAAATCATCAAAAGGTATTGCGAAAGTATTAAAGTGATATAATTCTAATTCCTTTAAAAAATCCGAATAATCTTTTCCTGTAACACCTTTATCTTCTCCGCCTTCTAACTTAATACCTGATGATAACTGAAGTACTCCTGTACCTTTAAATTCTACAAAGATATTATCAGCTAATTCATCAATATTATTAACTTTTTGAATATCTACTTTTGTGTTTCCTAAAAATGTACTTACATCAAAAGCAGTTTGATCATTAATATTAGTTTGAATAACTATCCTTATGTCGTTTCCTTTACTGCCACTCCATTTAGCACTTATAGTTAGACCTCCTAATGTCTTACTTGCCTTAACCCCTTCATTAAGTCTATATAATAGTACTATTTTTGCTTTCTTTAATGCCTCTTTTAACATTACGATACATTTCTCATCTTTTTCTATTCCTATAATTTTTAATAAATCTGTGTCATTATTTATTTGTATAATTTTCTTTTCAGGACCAAAGGGTAATGATATTGGTAATCCAACTACTCCTCTTTCATTAACTACATCTTCTTCATTATGCTTACTTTTAAAATTTACATAAGCACCTGCTCTTACTTTGTTTTGTTTTTCCCATATTCCTCCTGCCATCTATTTAGCCTCCCTATCATAAAATTTATTAATTACATCTTTTGCATCATTAATGCTATATTCATTATCAATTAGTAGTGCATTTAAAATATCTTTTTCATTAGGTGTAAAATGCTTAGATTCTATTAGTTGTGCTTTTGAAAACTTATTTTCCACTTATATCTACCTCCAATTTTTCCATATCTGTTTGTTCAATCTTTTTTAATAAGTTAAACTTTAGCTGGAACATAAAATGTAACACTTCATCGACTATTTCATGTTTCATATTCAGTGTTCTGTATTTTTTACTATCAACTTCTACATATTCAAGTGTTTTATATAAGCTATCAGCCATATTAAAATAATCCAAATTTATACTCTCTTTATCACTAAAATAACTTATATCAAAATATACATTTCTCTTGTATCTTCTATTAAGTTCTTTTATTTGATTTGAAGTTAATATTTTGACAAAAAAATAAGGTTTCTTAAAACCTTGTTTTATTTCTTCGTCATATACAGTAACATTAGGAAATTCTCTACCTAATATTTTCCTAATTTCAATTATTAAATCATTTATACTATCACCTCCTTTACTTTTGGGCTATTTTTTAAAATAATATTGATGTTTTAATATCAATATTCACTTAAAACATAGCTTGCTTCTTAAATATTAATCCTCCTCCCCTCCTCAAAAACTGTATACTAATTACCTTTAGTTATTAGTATTATTGTTCTTTAAGCTCTGCAACTTTAAAAAAGAGCATAATAAAAAGCCTTACTTAAAATAAGACTTTAAATCCTTTATATATACTTTAAATTAAAAGCATGGCCATGCTAAAATATATGTCTAACTTGTTTTTAATTTTGAATTAATTATATCTTTGTTTACTTTTCCATACTACCATTATTACATGTCAAACCTTTCATTAAAATACCATCTTTTTTTCATCTATTTATCACGTCATATATATTACTTTATTTCTTAGTTTCTAATTACTTATTTACATTCTTCCATAATACTATTATCTCATGTCAAACCTTTCATTAAAATACCATCTTTTTTTCATCTATTTATCACGTCATTTATATACATGCAAAAAGGCATCTATATTTTTTATAGATGCCTTAAAATTCAGACTATGTTTTAAAACATAGAATTTTATTCTAACTTTATTCCTTCAATTCCAAATAAATAAATTCCTAATTCAGTTAGCATTTCATTTATCCATCTTCTAACAGTTATAACACCACAATTTAATTCTTCTGCTATTTGTTCGTATGTTTTCTCTCCTATAAAGATTTTCTCTAGTGCTAAATATTTTTCTATAACACCTTTTCTTTTTTGTTCTTTTTTTAATAATTCTAATGATACATCTACATGTGAAATCATTATTAACGTCTTAACTTTACTTTGTTTTATACTTAAAATGTATAATTCATCATAGTCTTCTTTTTCTAATTCTATTTTATCACTATTAGTTATATCATTTATATCACTTACTGAATAAACTATATGTGACTTTAGATCATTATAATGTTTCATTAATAACTTCGTATTATGAAATACCCGTTTTTCATCTATTACTTTTTGTTCCTTATCATATTCTTTTATTGCTACCTTTACAGCTTTTTCTATAAATTTGTATATATTTACTTGTTCTAATTCTAACATTAAACTTTTCCCCCTATACCTTATATCTAAATCATCTTCATTTTTTCTTTAAATTTTATACATTAATATTTATTTTTATCTTCTTAATATTAATTACATCGCTTTATATATAATGTCTTAAATATATGTTGTAGTTTCTTGTTTCTATTTCTATATTACTATTATCGCATGTCAAATTTGTCATTAAAATACCATCTTTTTTTCATCTATTTATCAAATTAAACATATTATTATTTCTTATGATACTATTTTATTATTAAATTTATAGTACCTTGTATAAAACTTACATAAGTTTAATTCGTTTAACACTAACATAATATTTATTTACCTCTCACATATTAAATTTTTATATTTACTTGTTATTTTGAAATATTTCATTCGTCTTATTAACGGTAAACCGTAATTACATTTTATCTTTTTTTTCCATTTTTAACAAATTAGTTATTGTAAATTATTGCTTTTCTAGTAAAAGTAGCTCTTAATGGCTACATATTATACGGTTTTCCGTACAAGGTTGCTTTACTTTGCCAAAATTAAGTGTTATTATATTTCTGTAAACCAAAACATAATAAGAAAGGTGATTAGTTATGAGCTATATAAGTGATTTTTTAAAAAATACAAGAATTGAAAAAAAATTGACATTAAAAGAGTTATCATATATATGTGGTGTTGGCCCTAGTACAATTTCAGATATTGAAACCGGAACTTCTTTAAACCCTAGAATGGGAACACTCCAAAAACTTGCTAATGCTCTTGAAGTATCAGTTAATGACTTTTTTGAAAATGAAAATACTACTATTATAGAAAAAACTACACCTATAAAGAAAAATGTTGATATAGAAAAACAAAAACAAATAGATACAGTAGCTGCACATTTGGAAGATAAAAATTTAACTCCTAAAAAAGTAAAATTATTAAAAGATTATATAGATGCTTTATTTGATGATGAAGATTGGTAAATTTGAGGCAATAACTTAATGACATATGAAAGATTACTTATAATTGCTGAAAATAAGGGGTTAAGAGTTAAAGATAAAAAATTAAAATACAATCTTAAGGGATTATATAAAAATAGTAAAATACTTATTAATAAAGATATTGAAACTAATGTTGAACGTAAATGTATTTTAGTTGAAGAAATAGGTCATCATGAAACTTCTTTTGGAAATATAATTGATGATAATAACATCATTAATAGAAAACAAGAGTTACTAGCTCGCAGGTGGGGTAATGAAACACTTATAAGTTTAGAAGATTTAATTAATGCTTATAATGATGGAGCAACAAACAAATATGAGCTAGCTGAATATTTAGATGTTACAGAAAATTTTTTAAATGAAGCTATAAGTAACTACCGAAAAAAATATGGTATTTACTGTGAATTTAATAATTATTTAATCTATTTCGAACCTACTCTAGGAATATTAAAAATTTTTTAA